AAACCTTGCGAGCCGCATTCTCGGTAGCCGCATTGGTATGAAAGAGATCCCCGAACACGCAGCCATGACGGCCATGAGCCGCCTGATTGAGGTCGTGACTGGCCTGGAAAAGCTTAGGGCAACGCAAGAACTCGGTGTACAATAAAGCTGCGGCCTAGCGCCGACGGAGATTCACGTGAAGCTGTTTTGGAGAGGCTTTGAAAAGAAGGGGACGGCAACTGTTTCGTTCAAGAAACACGTCCTCCTCCTCTTCTGGCAGCCAGATCAGAACGTGGATGCTGTGAAGAACAACGTCTGTAAGCTCGCGACGCGCTACCCTTCGGTGAAAGTGAAAGTGGTAAATGTAAAGAAAAACCCCGAGCTTCCGATCAAGCATAAGGTGATGCATTTGCCCACAGTGATCTTGCTAAAGGATGGGCGTGAAGTCGATCGGCTCGAAGATGCCTCTAGTACGTTGCTAGAGCATCTTTTTAGGCGAGCGGCGACTTAGGAAGACGACAGGATGGCTGTTCCCTATGATCTCTACATCAGGTTCCTTATCACGAAGGGCGTAGACAGTCTTGACGACGCCAATGCCCTTCTGAAAGACCTGTTTTTGCCCGAGATCACAGCTAGAACCTATGACGCTCAGTACGATGCGGTCTTCAAGTCAGTACCTCTTGGCATCAAAACCCAGATAGAGCGCAAGTCTTACAGCTCCGACTTCCTTCCATGGATGAAGGCTCTTGAGGTTGACCAGCTTTGGTATGGTGAAAAGCCATACGCAGACATCGTTTGGAAGTCTGTAATCAAGCTTTCCTTCGACCTGCATCAAGATCGGCAGCTACGTAGCACAGTCAACTGCTTGCTGCTCAAGAATGTGAACCCCGGCGACATCGCGAGAATGATGTCTGCCAAGTACTCTACCTTGTTGCAAGAGGAGCACATCCTCTATTACTCGCGCCACTTCTTCGATCCGCGTAGGATGACACGCCAAGATTGGCGTCGGTGGCTGACTTCCTGTCCTAATGAAGACAAGAACGTCTACTTCCTGGCACTAACCGAGCCTGTCGAAGCAGTCAAAGCCGAGCTGGAGTTGGCTAACAAGGTTTCAGTCAGCGAAATTCTACAGTTCCACTTGGCAAAGGTACACTACCGGGCCCGCGAGTGCTTGGGTATCAACACTCCCGATAGTGGCAGAGAGGCGAGAGCGTGGCTCAACACGCTTACCGAGCTAGTTGACAAGTACGAGAAGTACAGAGCGACTGATAATGAGGACTTTGCCAGGTCTGTGCAGATGGAGTTCGAGTTCATAGACACTCCTCATGCCACACCAGACTCAGACATCTTGAAGGACCTGAGTGAGCGGAACAAGGCGTCACAAGAGGCAGGAGCCAAGCAGGGTTGATAGAACGTGAGATATTCTAAGAACATTATGCCATTGCCAGATTCCCCAGTGATAACAACGCCGTCACCGGCAGTTTTTATGCGCTTCCCAATGATATCGAGGACTTACTCAGGTGTCACCGGCCCCAAAATAAGAATAGGTGACTTTTGGGTGACGGGGGGTGATTTTAAAACCCCTAAGGATTCCGCTGGCTTTTCATATATAAATATAGCTTGTGTAAGAGTGTCACCAAATAAAAAGAAGGGTAACGCGTGTGAGGAACTAGTTTTTTCTGACCCCCACAATTGCTCACGTACATCACGCTATAGGGGGTTGGTTATATTTCAAAAAGCGGTGACTTCGGTGACAAGCGGCTCAACGCCATGGGAGACTAAGTTTTGTATGTAACCGGATGGCGATACTTGCCGGTGACAAAATAGAAAAAAGCGGTGACGAGAGAAATTTGACTGGAAATACGGATAGTTGGAGACACAAATTTTGGCAAGCAACGACGATCGCTCACCCTTCGAAAAGCACCTGCCTGCGCAGCCGTTGGGAGACAGTGCTGAGAGCGATTCGGATGAAAGCGAAGAACTCGAAGAGCATGAGCAAGAAGAGAAAGAAACCCACGATAACCCGGAACTGCCTACCTTCAAGTCTGTAGCGTCCTCACTCAAAGCATTCAACGCTGACGGAACGGTTCGCACGATCATCAAGGCTAGAAAGAGCGCCTTCGTTAACGCTCTGATCCACCTCGACGGGAAACGCTTCGACTTCACGGGTCGCAACTACCTCCTCCCGCTTTATGACCGAAACGACAAAGATATTTTACTCAAAACTGGCAGACAAGTTGAGAAGAGCACCTTTCTGGCCAACAACCTCATCGTAACCTCGTCTGTCAAGTCTTACAACAAGGCTCTCTACGTAAGCCCTTCTCACTCACAGACTAGACAGTTTTCAAACGAGAAACTCCGCTCTGCTGTAGATGGTTCGCCGATCATCAAGAAGTACCTGCAAGACCATCAGGTCTCTGCTCAAGTGTTTGAGAAGGGATTCACGAACGGCAGCTACATATTCCTTCGCTCTGCCTTTAGAACTGCTGATAGAGCGCGAGGCATCTCGGCTCGTAACCTTTGCCTGGACGAACTTCAAGACTTCCTTATCTCGCAGATACCGGTTATCAAGGAGTGCACGTCACACTTTCCGGACGCCACCACCTTCATGTCCGGCACCCCCAAGTCTTTCGACAATCCGATCGAGGTTTACTGGCAAGAATCAACACAAAACGAGTGGCTGGTTCCTTGTAAGGCTTGCGGCAAGTGGAACTTCCTCGATGAGAAGTGCATAGCCCCCACCATCCTGTACGCCGAAGACAAGCTCCCCCCAGGACCCGTGTGCATGAAGTGCGGCCAGCCAATCAACCCGCCCGACGGCCGCTGGGTATCAATGTCTCCTGGCAAGTCCATCCAAGGCTACAGGATCTCCCAGATCATGGTGCCGTGGATCTCCGGGCTCAAAGAGCAGTGGCTGAAGCTCCTCTGGAAGAGAGACAACTACCCCTTCGGGCAGTTCGCCAACGAGTGCCTTGGCCTCTCATACGATTCTGCCTCCAAGCCGATCACTCGCGACGAGCTGATCGAGTGCTGCGGCGACTACTCTCTGTGGAACCCCTCCGGGATTACCCCAGAGATCGTCCAGCAGGCCCACAGAGGTCCGATCTTGACCGCGGGGGTAGATTGGGGCGAGGGGAACGATGGAAGCGAGCGTGGGCCATCTGGGAAGGTTAGGACGGCAAGCTACACTGTACTGACTATCGGCACCTATATTAACCAGAAGGTGTGGAAGACGCTTCTGATCAAAAAGTACATGGGCAGGGAAGTCGACCCGGACTTCGTGGTCTCTGACATCTGCCGCATCTGCCAGATCCTCGGCGTGAAGCTGGTCGGTGTCGACTGGGGACACGGCTGGGGCGTGAACAACGTCATGATGCGTAAGCTAGGCCCTGACCGGGTCGTGCAGTACCAACATTTGCCCAAACTGAAAAAGCCGCTCAAGTGGGACCCGCAAGGATTTCGCTACCACCTGTCACGAAACTTCATCATGTCCGAGCTGTTCTTCGACATGAAACACAAGCTCATCGCGTTCCCCAAGTGGGCTGAGTTTGAACCGTTTGCCAAGGACATCCTAGCGATCTACTCCGAGTACGCTGAGTACAAACGAGAAGTGCGCTACGACCACAGACATTCGGATCCGGATGACTTCTTTCACTCGCTGCTGTACGCCAAGCTCACGAGCGACATCTATCTTGGCAAGAGTCGCAAGTACACGCGGGATGTGTGTGATACTCCTGCGTAAAGAAAAGAGGGCGGGGTGCCCTCGTTTCTCATGCCTCACCCTGCTCCGCAAATTCCTGATCAACTGCCTCAAGGGCATTGCTGATGCGGTTTATGGCGTCGCATTGTTTCTCAGAAAGTTTGTACATCTTCGCGGTGTAGCACATCTTCTTGAGAAAACCGTTCTTCTTCCCATAGCGCCGCAAGTTTTGTGTAGCCAACGCGCGTTTCAGCTCCATGCCCTCTAGCTTTTCTCCTGGTCGTGCAAGAGCCTCTGGGGCAACATTCTTCACTGGTGCTACCCGCAGCTCCCCTATTAGATGCTCTTTCATCGCATGCCGAAAGGTTTCGGCTGGACTGTAGAACCTGCTTCCCCCAAAAAACACACCTGTAGCATACTTTTTGCCATATCGCGTGATGGCAAACGTATTTCCCAGAGTTTCCTTGTATGGCGTATCGGGGCGCCGTGGTTGGCGGAATGCTTCGGGGGTTTTCTTTAACCGCAAAAACCCCCAGTTGGGATAGGAGCGTAGTATGAGGTTGTTTTCATCAGCAAACTCTTTGGCAGCAAGATAATCCTCAAGCGGTTCCTTTTCAAAAACCCAGTCTCGGTGGAGCCCAAAAATCACAGGCAGCGTGCATTGGCCGGCTCGGGTCAGCACATCGACGATCTTGACGCCTTTTTTCCCCCTTGCTGGTCTGAATCCTCTACCAACTGACTGGATGTAGACGTCTCGGTAGGTGGTGTTTTTGGCAACGATCATCGTGGAGCCGGGGTCGTCGAAGCCTTCGTAAACAATCTGATAGTTCAGAAAGACATCAAGCTCCCATGCTCTGAACTGACGAATTATCTCACGACGTTCTTCTAGTGGTGTTTTTGCAGAGACAGCACCAGACTTGATCCCCAGTCGTTGCAAGATAGCTTGAAGCCGGTAGACTTGATCCACCGATGCACAGAATACAATGGCCTTTTCTTCCTTGTTGTCACAAAGAATGTTCGTGATTAGCTCATCGTGTTCCGGTGTATCCTCGGCTACCTTGCCCGTTACGTCTACGATGACATGCTCTGGCCGCACAAGCCAGCCGTCAAGCATCATTGAGGGGATATCGCGCGTACACAACTTTTCAAAACCAGCAGACTCCGGATCCCATGTTGCAGAAAATCCGAAGCGTAGTGGGGCCTCAAAATGTTCTAGTACGCTATCCCACGAGTCAGCCTGAATATGGTGTGCTTCGTCAAATAGAATGCAGTCGAACGCGTCCGGATCCCACAAAGGTAGGCGCTCTGCGTGCAAGGACTGAACGCTGGCTACGACAATTGCTGGAGGCTCTGTGGATTCGATATCCTCCAACTTCCCGAGTTCCCCTTTATTGTACTTCAGGGAGTAGTTGCACGATCGTTCTCGTTGAGGAATTTGCTCCAACACAATGCGCCGCAGTCGATGGAGACTCCCCTGTGTTTTTTCGAGGGCGCGTTTCTTTTTGTTTCTATAGCGTGTGTACTGTTGGGACTTCTCCCCCCACTCGGTCTTTTTCGCCCCGATATCGAGTTCGTAGTCCTCTTCAAGTTTTCGGTTACGTTCTTCTGCTTTGGCTAGTTTTTCGCCCCAACTTTCTTTTGTATCGTCAAGATTTACAAGACGCTCCTCTGCTGACTGGATACGCATCTCAATTCTAGATTTTCGCTCCTTGAGTTTTTCCATCAGTTTGGAAAACTCAACGGGGTTGGCCCTAGAGTCTCCCTGCTCGATGCCGGCGGTAAGTCCAAGTTCGTGTAGTTTGCTGATCGTTTGTTGTACCAGCTCATCACGATGAACAACAATGAGATGCGCGTCGTTGGGGCGCGCCTTGATGTAGCTGGTGAAAATGACCGTTTTCCCGGATCCGGGGGGATAGACGATACCGTACTTTCCTTCGGTAACGCCCAGCATCTTGTCGAGCACTTCTTCTTGATAGTCGCGTAATGTGAACATAGGGACCTCTGTGGGATAGTGAGTTCTTCAGGACGCTTATACCAATTTCGGCAGCACTCATGTATTACCCTAGGTAAAAAGAAAGCCCCCCATTTCTGGAGGGCTCAAGATTGCGCGCATCGTGCCGAAGAGGGGTGTAGCTCTATGTCGAACGTCCCGTAACGGTATTGCCGTAGGTGGGATTATCGAATCACGCCAGTTCGTTCCTGTTCCATCATCTTAGCACGTTTGGCTTGGTTGATCTTGGACCACGACTCGAACTTGGAGTTCGGGGGCGCGATCGGGGTGCTTGCAGACGCCGCGGTGAAGGTTGGCTTCTTCATGTTGGCGTAGTTGAGGGTTCCGCCGGCGGCGGTTGCTTTGGCTCTCTTGGCTGCGAGGTCGGCCGCGTGCATGGCTTGGTAGTTGAGCACTGCGGGCTCGGTCTTCTTGGACAGTCCCTTGAAGACCGCCTTGGTCGCCTCTTCAGACTTTTGGAGCAGATTGCCACGCTTTTCGAATCCGGCCCAGAAGTCTTCGCACCGCATAACCCGTCTCCTTGGTGAGAGCTGTCCACCAACAATCGTAACTGTTTCTGGGTGCGGAGTCGATGGCGTTTTGTAGAGCCTCGCCCAGGCCCCTCCTAGTATCGTGCTGTATGTGGACCATTCCATTGTTGCGCGCGTCTAGGTACTGAATCAGTTGCTCAACGACCAGCTTGATCTCGAGACGAAGTAGCATCGAGTATTACCCTCTTTGACATGAATTTGAGCCATGTTGCCACGATGAACGCTTCGCCTTGTACTTCTCCTCGGCAGGCAAAAAGGTAATCTGCGATTCGACTGAGAATCTCGTTGTCTGGTCTAGGCACGACGTCGTACTCAAGCTCCCCATAAGCTTTCCAGCCATCCTCTGTCATCACGTGCAGAAGATTTCCCTGAGACAGCGCGTCTCCGACCGCGTAGTTAGTGGGGAGTTCTTCGTAGGGCTCGATCCAGCCCCGGTATACGATACCCGGCCATGGTACTGGCAAGTTCACTGTCTCGTCTCCTCGAGCTTTTCTTGTTTCTCTTTCAGCGCGATGATCTCGTCAACCAGATCCTCAATCTCTTTCAACTGCTGCTCAACTGTTTTCAGATCATCGGCGATCGGACTCTTGTACTTGAACCAGTTCTTTATGGGCTGCCAGCCAGTTCCGGTTCCCCATTTGAACTTCAGATTTCCTTTCTGAATTTCTTTGTAGAGGTCGTACTCGTTCAAATGTTTGTTGGTCTTGCCTGCTACCCATCCCCCTGAGGTCATGTAATAGCTGTTGTAGAGAAAGTCATCTTGCAGAGTGAGCTCGTAGGTTCCTTGGCCCCGTTTGACCTCATCCTTGCAGCTTGTTAGCTCGTAGATTGGAAGCGGACAGTTCTCGGGAGGGAGCAGAAGGCAGGGAACAGCCGTAATGTCCCTTATCGCGCAGACAGCCGCCCTCTGGTAGTAGAGGGAGCTATCTCCGTAAAAGGTTTGTCCGGGCTGGAAGGTGACGATGCCCCAAGCAAGGAGAATTTTCCAGATCATCGGTCGTCCTTCATCTCGTCTCGTTGTTCTTGTTTGATGAGCTTCTCGTAGTCAACATCAGGTTTTGGTTCGAGATACCTCTTCATGCTCTCCGGAGCATTCGGGCACCATGGCCAGTGGAAAGACTCTTCCGCGACGGCCATGTCGATACAGAACCACGATCCGTCGTCGGCTTGCAGGAAGTCTACCGACCATGACCCTGAAATGACTGTGCCGATCATCTCGGCCAGCTGGGTCAAGAATCGCACCTCCTCTTCGGGTTCCTCGTTGAGCAAGGCAAGAAGCGGCACCCACCAGTTGTCAGTCCTCGGAGTAAAACCACCGATAGGTGTGGGCTGCTCGATCGACAGCTCAGGCCAGTACGGGTGATGGCAGACGACCTTGCCATCCTTGATGAAGTAGCGTCGCTCCTTGGTGACCGGCATCTTGCCCCAGAAGGCGTAAAACGCTGGAACCGTCGGGATCATCTTGCGAACTGCGAAGGCTGTGGGTTTGAAGGCTCCCCAAGCCATCTCATTGGTCTCAATGATCGAGTAGACGTGTGCGTGCAGGTTCGTGGCCTCACTCTCAATGAAGCAACTGTCTTTCCAAGAGTGCTTTGCGCTCATCATGGTGCCGCGCAGAAAGCATGGGTAGCCCACTATGCAGCACAAGGCCTTGAGTTGGTTGACGAACGAAATGGTGCGCTCAGTCGGTTTCCCGTTGATGAAGTCGCCCCATGTCTCGGCCGGCAGCTCGACGAAGTGCGTCTCGGGGTAGGGTACTCCGGACGCTATGACCTTGGGGAACCAGTTGCGCATGTTGTTGGGGTCTTTCAGGGCGGCCTCGTGCAGGTCGGCCTGCCACTGGTCTTTGTTTGCTTCGGCATCGGCGAGGCTCGCCTTCATGGCGTCAAGCAGATCACTCACGGGGACCTCCAAGATGTTGTTTTGCGTGGTCTGTACTCAACTCGGTAGTTCGCCTCACGACCACACCTTTTCTCGTGTTCGTTACAAACATCGCGGGCCTTATTCGCCGCGCTCTCAACATACTCAGACTGAACTTCAGTTCCGTCTCCAGACAGGAC